AGAGGTTTTGCATACGCTGTAGATGACGTTGCGATTTTGGCTGCTGGCGAAGATCCAATGTTGGCTATCCGTAATCAGTTAGCTGATGCAATCAACAAGTTGAACAACGCTCGTTTGTTCTCACAACTTGCTGGTTTATTTGGTACTGCTTTAAGTGGTAATGCACTTGATGTTGGTAAAGCTGCTGGTTCTGGTGCTGCTGAAGCTAACTATCTAACAGCTTCTACAATCGCTCAAGCTCGTAATAAGTTGGGTGAGCGTGGTGAAGAGCCAGATATTTTGGTTGTTCATCCAGCAGTTGCTTACTACCTATATCAGGTAGGAATGTTAACTTTCTCTACCGCAGCACTCACCGCTTCTGGTGCAGTGACTTGGGGTGGCGGTGGTGTTGGCATCGGTGCTAAAGAAGTTGGTCAATTTGCTGGCTGTAAAGTCATCGTTGACGAAGCTGTTAACACTGTTGCTCCTGGTTCTTCAGGTCACATCACTGAGTACTACTGCTATCTCCTTAAGAGTGGCACAATCATGGAAGGTGTTCAGCAAGATCTAAGGATTGAAGCTGATCGCAACATCTTGTCCAAGCAGAACGTACTTTCTGTTGACTACCACACTGCGTATCATGTAATGGGTACTAAGTGGACTGATGCTGGTGACAACCCAACCAATGCAAACTTAGCGACTGCTAATAAGTGGGCTGCTACTTATGACATTGATTTGATTCCTATGGTTCAGATCACCGTTAACACACCATTGGATACAACAACTATCTCTTGATTTATACTTAAATCGGATAAGAGAAGGAAAGACCCTCATCATTTATTTGGTGGGGGTTTTTTATGACGCTACAATATAGAGGAAATGTATTTTAAGGATTGTGGCTGCAACTATCGTTGCCACGTTGAAGTCAGCAACAGCTAATAGCTATGTGACTTTAGCTGAAGCAAACACTTATTTTGAAACCGTCCCAGATTCAACAACTTGGGATAATAAGACTGATGATCAAAAGAATCGAGCATTAATATCGGCTACGAGATGGATTGATGGTTTAAATTTTTATGGTGATCGTTGTGATGAAGATCAAGCCTTAAAATGGCCTAGAAATAATTATGAAGTAGATGATGTAGAGCTTGTATGTACTGCAATTCCGAATGGAATAAAATACGCACAATATGAATTAGCAAAAGCATTAGCAAATGAAACTGATGCGATTACAGGAAATAAAGGCACTGATGGTACTTACGAAGAAGTCAAAATAGGAGATATGGAGGTTAAATACAACACTGACAGTCAGGGTGTTGGAACGATTAATAATGTATTTGATGTTTATCCTTGGTTACAAAATTATTTAGGTGCTTATTGTCTTGGTGGTTCTGGTAGCTATCAAGTTCGGGTGGTTAGAGGTTAATTATGGCAGGAGCATTAGATACAGCTTTTAAATCTCTAGCTAAAAGCGTAGTTGCTGATCTTGGATCGGCTTTAGATACTACGATTACTTATTCTGTAAAGACAGCAGGAAGTTATAACGTGGCAGCAGGAAAACAATTAGAAGTTACAACAACGTATGCTGACATTAAAGTTCCTATTGAATTTATAAAATCGGAAGAAAGCGAAGGAAGAGAATTAAGGCAAGCAAAGTTATATGTTACGCCAGATTTAATAGGAGATCATCAACCTACTTTTAGGGATGAAGTGACATTAAGTTATGCAGGATCAACGCATGTAGCTCAGATAGTTGATGTTGATACGAAACGTGGTGGACAAGTTTATCTACATACAATTTTGGTGAGGTTCTAATGGCTAGGAGAAGGGCAAAACCGAGAAGGATGCCAACAGAGATGAAGGCAAAAGCCTTCTCTAAAATGATTAAAGATGATCTAACTGATGAGATAGAAGTTCAACTAAATAGTTTTGTTCGTGCTGTTATTAGTGATTTAACAAGTGATGGACAGAAGAGAGGTGTTAGTCCTGTGTTAACTGGATTTTTTGCTTCTAGTTGGAAAGCAGGTTTAACAAGACCTTCACATAATGAACCAATACAAGGTAAATGGGCAAAGTTAAAAAAGGTAAGGGTAAAGAAAGGAGATAAAGTAGTAACGGAACTTGCTGCTGGTGTTAAACCTATAATTGAGCAAAGACATGCTGTCCCTAGAAATTTTAAAATCAATAAATCTGTTTTTATTGGAAATACAGCTAAATATGCGCCAAAAGCTGTTCTTTCTCCTAAATCTCAATTATTTTCGTATATATTGGGCGGATCTGGCACGTTTAACGAGGGGCTAACTCAAAAGATTGATAGAATATTTACAGATAAGAAACCTGATATGCGAATAGGTGCAGATGTCGATGATGTAGGTCGTATCAGTTACCAAAAATTATCATGACACTTGTTAATGCTAGAGCTGCTTTTGAGAAAGCAGTAACTGATTCTGTTAAAGATTTCGATCCAACAGTATCAATGGTGTATGACAATGTTCCCTATATAAAACCAGGCAAGACAAAGAAATACGTTGTAATGGGAGTCAATTTTGGACAAGCAACTGTTCAGAACCAAGGTGCTTCAAGTGACTATTACAGTGGGTTTATCCAATGTAGTATTTATGTTCCTAAAAACAAAGGAACTTCTGTATTAGCTGCATTAAGTGAGTCTGTTATTGACGGCTTAACTTCGATAAACGCTTCTGATTATGTTGATACCTATAGTTGCAAACCAAGAACAGGTGAGATTGTTGGCCCTGGAGGGGTTGATGATGAAGAAGAGTCACATTATTTAGGTGTGATTACCTGTCAATTTTCCGCAAACGCTTAAATTTGAGTTACTATACTAATAATGTATAAATTCTTCTATGAGAGCCGTTGAGCTTTTAAGCAATAAGTTTGGTGTAAGTCAGTTATACCAACATGATGTAAAGAAAGATGGTGAAGTTGTTCTATCTGTCTTTTGGCATCCGTTAACGATTTCGGAAAGAGAATCTATTCAGAAGAAGTCTGGTAATACAGATGATGCATCTGATTTTGCTTTATCTTTGATGATTCAAAAAGCATTAGATGAAAAAGGTAAAAGACTTTTTGCCGATGGAGACAGAGCAACTCTTCGTAGAGAAGTTGAAGCAGCTATTCTTCAAGAAATTCAATTAGCAATGCTTGAATCTGGTTCAGATAAGGAGGTAGAAGAAGCAGAAAAAGATTTGAAAAGCGAATAAAGAATGGATCTTTTTATTTTCGTTAGCGAAGGAATTAGGTAAAACTGTTAAAGAATTGACAAGGGATTTGACGAGAGAGGAAATGATTGGTTGGGCTGCTTATTTCAAAATTCAGAACGATGAGATGGAAAAAAATAGGGAAGCTTCTCAAAGAGGTAATGCTAGTAGAACGCAAACAAGGTAAGATAGGAAATATTGTTTGGCACGAGAGGAGTGGCGGAGTCTTATACCAGGTTAATAGAATTTAAGGTAAAAGATACTGATTTAAATCGTGCTGTAAATAAGCTTACTAAGACTCTAACTCGTATTGATAAAACATTATTAGGTATAGATAAGAAATTAGATCATATAGCACAACAAGGATTTGGAATTATTGCAAAAGAAGCGAATAAAGCAGAAAGATCTGTTAGTAAACTAGGTAAAACACTTAAAAATTTATCTAGTCCTCAAGGATTAGCTTCAGGGGCTTTAGGTCTTTTAACTGGCAATATAGGCGGTAGTAAAGGAGAGATTGCAAGAAGAGTTGCAGAATTAGGTGCTTTTGATGGGGCTTTAAGAAAAATAACTAATGGCAGTACTGGTTTACCTGCTTTTACTAAAAGAGTTGCCGAAGCATCAACAGCTTTAAGTGGTTTTGGTCTGGCACATGCAGGTGCAATTACAGGTATTGCTGCTGGTGGAGTTGCAATTGTTAAAGGGACAGAGCTTTTTTATAACTTAGGTAAAGGTGTAAGACAAGCCGAAGCAAATCTAATTGATTTTCTTAAAACTTCTAAGCAAGTAGGTTTAGGTAAGAATTTAAGATCTTTACTTCCTAGTTTTAAACCTGCTCCAGGTTCAAGATTAGGAGGCGCAGATGATGGAAGTCCGAACATAGGGATGCCTCCTTCTTCCCCTATTGGTATCGGCAGTTCTAGAGGTTTAGAAGCAGTTAGACCTAAACTTATCCAATCTCAAATTGGAGGATTAACGAAATTAAATAATGCGCTTAAAAAGAATGAGGAGATACAAGATAATATAAATGCATCAATTAAGGGGCCATATCTTCAAGCTGTAAAGACTGTTAAACAAGCTCAGTTTGCTTACAATTTAGAATTACAAAAAGCAAAAGTAATTCAAGCTGCGGTAAATGCAGATATTTGGGCAGCACAAAAAGCATGGCAAGGAGTTGTTTCGACACTTAAAGGAGCAACAGGTTTAGTAGGAAAAGTTTTCGGGGGCATTCTTAAGACAGACGCAGGAAAAGGTGCTGGAATTATTGCGTTAACTCGTTCTATTGAAGCATTAACAGGAAAATTAGGATTTTTAAATCAAGCCTGGATTAAGAACATAAATACTGTTGCGTCATGGTCGGCTAGGGCTAGTGAGGCTATTACAGCCGTTAGTCTTGGTTATTCAGGATTAAGCACAGTATTAAGTGCTGCTAATTGGGTTGTAGGTGCGACAAAAGGTTTCGTTGAATTTGAAAGAAAAGCTGTTGAGGTTTTTCATAACATCAGTGCTGCTCGAAGAAGGTGGGAAAGAGATTCTAGTGAATTTCAGCAAAACACCCTTCTGCAAAATATGTTTGGCCCTCTTTCTCAAATGCTTAGAGGAAGAATGGGTAATAAGTTAAAAGAAATTTATGGAGGGAAAGATGCTGCTTTTGATGAAGGAGGTGCATTTAGGGGGATGTCAGATAGGACTCCTTATGGGGAAAGACTTACCAATGAGTTAGAAGCAGCAAGACAAAAACTTTCTGAATTACGTTCCACTAATGATGATTTTGCTGAACAAGTTAGTCGTGTTTTGACTTTAGAAGCAAGAGTTAATGACGAATTAGCGAAACAACAAAAGATAAAAGAAGAAACTTTGGCAGTACAAAATAAATTGAAATCAATGGATGAAAGAGATCGTGACCCAAATCGGAAACTTAAAGAACATCACGATCAAATAAAGAAAGGAGAGGAGATAAGGAAGAAGGAAGTAAAAGAGATAAATGCATTAGAACTGCAAGAGATGAGACAGAGGAATGCGGAACAACAAGCGGCTGCAAATAATTATGAAAGGCAGGTGAGAAAAAGACTTAAAGAGGAAAGAAGAGAAACAAGGAGGATAGAGAATGAGAGATTAAGGAAACAGAAAGAAAGACAGAGACAACGTAAAGATGCGATGGGACGTTTTGGAGAAAACCTAATGCTTGGAGCAGGTTTCCCTATGTTATTTGGTGGAGGAGCTGGTGCTGTTGCTGGTGGTGTTACGGGTGCTATAACACAATCTGCTATGGGGTCAAGAGGATTTGGAGCGCAGATATTATTTAGTGCTGTTGGTCAACAAATAGATGCTTTCGCAGGGAAGGCAGTTGAGTTAGGGAAAGCGTTACGAGATCCAACTGAAGCATTAAGTCAATTGACTGAGATGGGGATAAAAGTTGATGAAAGCTTGAAGAAGCAAGTTGAAGCTATGGTTAAGGCTGGAAAGGCTTATGATGCTCAGACTTTAGTTAGTAAAGAAGTAGCAAAAGTAATAGGAAGAGATGGAGTTATGGCTCTTAAGAATTTAGGTATTGCGAATGAAGAATTAACAACTAAGGCTAATAAATTAAGGATCAAGATTATGTCTGATTTAGCCCCAGCGTTTATGGCTCTAATAGGAATGGCTGATCAGCTTGTTAATGCTGTTAGTGGTCACATGATGTCTCTTAGAGCGCAGGAGTTAGATCCAGCAGCATATAAAATAGCAAGAGAGAAAGCTAATAAGGCTGCAATAGAATTTAGAAGAAATGAAGTTATGAATAATCCAAATATTTCTGGAGTGAATAAGTTTCTATGGAATAAGACATGGGGTGCAGAAATGAGTGTAGCTGGATCAACAGGAGCGAGAAAAGAACATGACAGAGTTTTGTTTGAGGAATCTAAAAAAATTCTTCAAAAGTTAGCCCCAGGATATTTAGGAATAGAAGGTACAACTTCAAAAGCTATGGGTGAAGGGATTACTGTTGATACTCCAGTTGATCTCGTAGGGGAAAAAGATTTAAAGATTTTAAATCAACGAATAAATTTATTAAAAACAGCAAGTACGTTAACTAAAGATGAAATATTAGAGAAAAAGATTGCAATAGTTAATAGTGAAACAGATCTTGCCCTGCAAAAAGCAATTAATGAACAAAAAGGAGAAGGTATAGATGCAAATAAATCTGCAATAATTATACAGAATGGAGAATTAAAAATATTGGAGTTAAAGAAAACTCGTCAGGACGAAATAAATCAAGCAGTAAAAGATGCAAACCAAATTTGGAGAGACATAGGAATGACTATTAAAGATGGATTGGTCGACGGTATTAATGCAGCAATAGATGGGACTAAAACATTAGGAGAGGTTGCTTCAAATGTGTTTAGAAAAATTAGTAATGCGTTATTACATTACGGTGTTGAATCTGCTCTGATAGGGATGACAGGAGGAAAAGGTGGTATCTTCTCTGAAATATTTGGAAGAGCTTCAGGTGGCCCAGTTAAAGGAGGATCACCTTATGTTGTTGGAGAAAAAGGCCCAGAATTATTTGTCCCAGGTTCTAGCGGTAATATCGTTCCAAATCATGCAATGGGAGGAGCAAATGTGGTAGTTAACGTAGATGCAACTGGTTCGTCTGTTGCAGGAGACGCAGGGCAAGCTGAACAACTTGGAAGTATATTGGCAGCAGCAGTTCAAACTG